GGCACGACACGAAAGCAGCATTAATGCTCTAGACAACATTGTTAAACTGACTAAAATGAAGTAAATATGGTAAAAGTAACAGAAAATTGGGCGTCCACATTGAGAGCGATGAAGGTAGGTGATATCGTTGTGTTCCCTGTGCGTGCGATATCTTCCGTCAACACAACCATTTCCAGACTAAGATTGGAGATGTGTGTCGAGAATGCGGACTGGAAACGAACAGGAGAGGTTGACCGCAAGCGCGGAGAGTTTAAAATCCAGCGTGTGTCATGATTACGCTGTCAGAGCGCGAGCATCTTGTCGCCGAACAATATTGCAAGGGTTTGGCCGACAAGGAAGTGGCCGACAGGCTGCAACGCTCGGAATGGACCATCAAAGCGCAGAAGCGGGATATATACAAAAAGCTGGGTATTTCCAAAGATACCGAGCTGGTATTATACATGTTCTGTGAACGCATGAAGATCAACTTCGATATAAAAGAGATACGTAAACACGGACTTGAGTTATTCTTCTCCATCCTGTTCTTTATCATTGCCGCATTGGATTTTCATCCTGATATGAGACAATGCAGGAGCAGAGCAAAAGCAAGAACCACCCAAGTATCAAGAACAAGACGAACAAAAACAGATTCAGATTATGAACTATACAGTTAACAACCAACTACGGACATCCATCTTATTTGATGGAACGGCAGAAGCACGGCTAGCAGACATCCTAACCATCATGGACACCCATACATTCGGTAAAAGAGAAGCGGCCAAAATAGTTGGAGGCATAGGAAGGCTTATCAGACTGATCGAAGAAAACAAAATACGTTCCGACAAGCCTACATGCGCACAAAACGGGAAATGGTTCTGCAATGCCAGTGATGTCCTGCGTTATGCACAGACCAAAATGCCAAGGAAGCCTAGAAAATTAAAAAAGAAAGTGGCATAAGCCACACGGGTAATTAGCTTAATGGGAAAGCGGTATTCACTTTTTTCTTTACGTTCAGACGGTTTGTGATTGTTTTCAGGAAGAATACAGATACAGGTTCGAATCCTGTATTACCCACACCCAAAGAGAGGGAGCCGTACACCCTTATAAACGTAGCCATGTTAGAGACTTCAAGGCAGTGAAGCAGAGAGCAATTTGTTAGATAATAATTTAACCCAAAGCCGCTGGAAAGGACAGCGTGAGGTGAGAGCCCTCTTTATATGTTATATTCTATATCCTCATTTATCCCGGTGCGTCCTGGCCGGCTATCCGGGAACTATTTTTTTTAACTCATTTATTAACCACTAAAAAATTATTTGATTATGGGACTTATCAAAAAGCCTAACGAGCTGACAGTCAAGAATACCCTGTCGGCATTGATCTACGGCCAACCTGGCATGGGAAAGGCTCAACCTTTGTATTGCAGCGTTCTGACACCGGAAGGATATAAGAAGTTATCCGATATATCTGTAGGAGACACCCTGATGGGATGTGACGGTAAAGAACAGAAAGTATTGGGTGTTTATCCTCAAGGAGTAAGACCTGTGTACAGAGTCATGACAAATGACGGAGCCATAACTTATTGCGATGAAGAACATATATGGAATGTTCGTTCAAATACTGGCAATAACCGTAAAGCAGGATTTAGAAACATGACCCTTAAAGAGATGATGTCGAAGGGTATCTCTTGCCCCTTGTCTCCATCAAGACAGTTTTCTACAAGAAAACCTATCCCGCGCTTTGAGATTCCGGTAGTAGATGCTATGGAATATACTGAAAAGAGCTATGATGTTGACCCGTATATTCTTGGGGTTTTAATCGGCGATGGTTCTCTGACGGGGAATGTAGCAATATTCTCAAATCCTGATGTAGATTCACAAATAGCCAGCAACGTAGAACGACTGCTTCCGAACGGCTATGCCTTGAGTAAGAATGATGCACCGCAATGCCCTCAATACGGCATAATTCTTTCAGGCAATGGGGAAGGATATATTCAGAGAATAAAGCGGTTAGGATTGAACGTCCATTCTACAGAGAAATTTATCCCTGATTGTTACAAATTAGGAAGCCATCAACAACGTATATCTTTGCTTCGCGGCCTTATGGACACAGATGGATGTGCAATAAAAAATAGAGTTTGTTTTTCTACTGCAAGTAAGAATCTTGCTTATGATGTGGTGGAGCTTGTTAACTCTTTAGGTGGTATAGCTAATGTACATGTATACGAAAGAGAAGATAAGGGGGACGAATACCGTGTTAGCGTGAAAATCAAAGAATGCCCTTTCAGTCTTGAAAGAAAAGCTTC